ATTGATGGGCGTGGCAAATCCTGCACCCCTGCAAAATATGCCATACCCCCAGTGCAAAATCTGCACCCCCCCATAGCACCAGATGCCACCAAACTAGATTCATATAAACTAAATACAAATAACAATATTAATAAAGCTAGTAAGCAAAAAACCAAGAAAAAGATTTATTCAGAGGAATTTGAGCTTTTTTGGCTAAAATATTTAAAAATTAAAAAGAGAGCATCTGGTCAAACAAAGCCAAGAGCCTTTGAAGAATATTGTGTCGTTATGAAAAGTCATTCTTCAGAAACACTTGCTTTAGCTTTGCAAAGAGCTATAACTGATCAGCACCAAATTGAGAACAAAGGGGGTTTCGCATCTCCCTTTCCAGACGCTTATCGGTGGCTGAAGAACGGCAGTTTTGAAGCCTACTTACCAAGCACAGTCGATTTGTCAAAACAAAATTGGGAGAAAGATAAATCCCAAGACTTACCTTTTTAACTTGCCATGTCCTACAAAAGAAAACTAACTGAAAAAACAATAAATTTTTATGCACCCGACAAGGAATGCTACGCTTGCTACGACACAGGAATAGTTAATAATTCAGATCGTTTAGTCAATCGACTTTACTGGCACGACTATGATATGGATGAAAAAGGCAGAAAGTTTGCTGGCTCTGATGCAGCCATAATATGCCATTGCAAAAAAGCATATCAACAATTAGATGAAGAACAAAATGTTATCTCGTCTGGATATAGGGACTCGTTAGGTAACATTAAAACCATAATAACTTCCAGTGGGGAACACACTTTAGGCGTTTCTTTAACAAAAGATGAATCAAGAATCCTGCACAACAAAAGAAAGGAATCTTGGCAACAAAGTGTTAAATTAATGAACGATTATCGTTTGCAAAATATAAACAATCCAAAGAAAGAATTGCCATATTTTATACAAACTGTCAAAGAAACTTTAAAAAATACTCCCTCCCTGTTTTCATTTCCAACAGAAAAAGCTACTGTTGAATCAATGAAACTCAACCAAAGTGAACCACCGCCTTCCTAAAAACCTTCTTTATGAGTCGGCTCAAGCAAGAGAAAAGAAGGAAAATATAGAGTTTTCTAAGCAAAACCCTTATCCTGTCCCTCTTGCAAACTTAATGAGTTATAACTGGCCTGTTCACATGAATTGGGGTGATTGGTATTTAAATGAGGAAACATACACCCTTGATTTGATGCCTGACTGTCACTTTGGCATTTGGGACCACGATGAACCGTTGTACTCAATAAATTTAATTGAAGTATGCTCTGCCAATGATATGATTCGTTGGTTTTTTCATTTGCACGGCAAAAATCCTCACCTTTATGGAGAAAACTTAATATCTGATCTTTTTTATGCTTTTTATGAAATTTATCAGGATTTTAAATTAGATCTACAAAAGATGGGTCAAATAGTATGCCCAACTGCGGTTGTTAAACTTCATATCCAAAAATATAATCAATTCAAAAACGCAGCATGAAAATTAACGAACTTAAAAACGATCACAAAAATGCAAGAAAAAGAACAGATCGTTCTTCCGCTTTGATAAAAGAATCGCTACAAAAATATGGTGCTGGTCGTTCAATTGTTATTGACGAAGAGAATCGAATCCTTGCTGGCAATGGAACAATCGCTGGGGCAAGAGCAGCTGGTATAAAAAACGTCAGAGTAATTGAAACCGAGGGAGATGAAATTATTGCTGTAAAAAGAAAAGGACTCTCCGAAGACCAAAAGGTCGGTCTTGCTTTAGCTGACAACAGAACCTCCGACTTATCCGAGTGGGATAAAGAAATGTTGCATCAACTTTCAGAGGACCACGATATAGATCCATTTTTTACAAAAGAGGACCTTGCAGAAATACTTGGCGAGCCAGATATTATCCTAACCGAAGGTTTAACAGATCCAGATGAAGTTCCTGAAACTCCCGAAGAGGCAACAGTTCAATTTGGAGAGGTTTGGAAACTTGGAAACCATAAATTATTATGCGGAGACTCAACCGACCAAAACCAACTCCAGTCTTTGATGGAAAATGAACTGGCAGACCTTTGGTTAACTGATCCTCCTTATAATGTGAACTATGAAGGAAAAACTGCAGATAAATTAAAAATACAAAACGACCAGTTTGCGGATGAAGAATTTAGACAATTTTTGGCTTCGGCATATACGGTTGCTTCTCATTACATCAATGACGGTGCTTCCTTTTATATCTGGCATGCAGACTCAGAAGGTTATAACTTCAGAGGAGCAGCAAAAGATGCTAACTTGCAGATAAGGCAGTGCTTGATTTGGGTAAAGTCAGCAATGGTTATGGGTCGTCAAGATTATCACTGGCAACATGAACCATGCCTTTATGGGTGGAAAAAAGGTGCATCTCATTTTTGGAACGCAGATCGCAAGCAAACTACGGTTTTAAATTTTGATAAACCCAATCGAAATAAAGAACATCCAACTATGAAGCCAGTTGACCTGTTTCAATATCAAATGACCAATTCATCAAAACCAAATGACTTAATACTTGATACTTTTGGCGGCTCAGGCACAACTTTGATCGCTGCAGAAAGAATACAAAGAAAAGCTCGCCTTGTTGAACTTGACCCAAAATACTGCGATGTAATAATTAAAAGATGGGAGAATTTCACTGGAAATAAAGCAGAGCGTGTAGTATTTAACTAAGAACTACATTTTATGGGCAAAAAAGGTACGCAAGCAGAGACTATTGTCAGGGCTCAACGGTTCGCTCGGATAATTGCTAACGGAGGTCGTCGGTCTGACTGCGTTCGTTATGCTTCCGAGAATTGGGGGGTGGGAGAGAGAAGCGTTGCTAAGTATTTACAGATAGCTAGGGAGGAGCTGAAGAAGGATTGGGACATGGAACGACCTCAGATGATTGCTGATCTTTTGGCTCAATGCAGCACCTTACAGATGGAAGCTAGAAGGTCTGGCCAATATCACATTGCTCTTGGTGCGATCAATACTGCAGCTAAACTTGCACACTTGGTCTCATGAGTCTCTTGGAAACTGTCTCGCAAGGCCATGTTTTATTCGAAGAAGGCTTTAGTTATATTCCCTCGTCAAAAGATGTGATAAAAAAAATAAAAACTAAGTTGCTTCCGCATCAAGCATCTTTCTGTGACGACACAAGCCATCGCAAACTTGCACTCGTTTGTGGCTTTGGTGCTGGCAAAACTTACGCTTTAGTCTCTAAAAGTATTATTCTTGCTTGCATGAACGTTGGTCATATATCTGCCATCTTTGAACCAACAAGCCCAATGCTCAGAGATATTTTAATGCGAACTATGAACGAGCTTCTTGAGGAGTGGGAGATACCTTATACTTTCAGAGCTTCGCCTTTGCCAGAATATCAACTTACCTTTGAAGAAGGAACTCATACGATCCTACTGAGAACCATTTTGACTTATCAAAGATTGAGAGGACAGAACCTTTGTGCGGTTGGATTTGATGAGGCCGATACCGTAAATAAAAGAGACGCAGAGCAAGCGATGAACATGGCTCTTGCAAGATTAAGGTCAGGCAACATTCAGCAATTTTATGCAACAACAACTCCCGAAGGTCACGCTTGGGCTTTCGAGACTTTTGAAAAGAACGCAAAGGAAGATACAAGACTAATAAAAGCTAAGACAAGTGACAATCCTTACTTGCCAGAGGGTTTCATAGATTCTCTTTTAGAAAACTATCCACCGCAACTAATACAAGCTTATCTTAATGGAAATTTTACCAATCTCACAACAGGAGCCGTCTACTCCAGATTTGATCGCAACAAGCATTTGGTTGATAATATTCCGTTCGATATAAAAATGGAGACGCTCTTGATAGGGATCGACTTTAACGTGATGAACTGCAATGCAGTCGTAGCAGTCAAAGACGGAGATAAATTGTTTGTGATTGATGAAATCACAAAACAAAATGATACAGATGCATTGGCTCAGGAAATTAAAAGAAGGTATCCTAACAACAAGATATTAGTTTACCCAGATGCTAGTGGTGCTGCCAGATCAACGATCAACGCTTCAAAAACAGATATTGCAATTCTCGAAGGCTACGGTTTCTCAAGCATGGCATTACGTAGTAACCCACCGATCAAAGACAGAGTTCAAACCTTACAAGCACTCTTGGAGAACAGCAAAGGATGGGTGCGTTTGGCGATTCATGCCCGTTGCCGACGCTTAGTAGAATGTTTGGAGTTGCAGAGTTACGATGAAAAAAGTGGAGATCCAGATAAGCAGAATGGATATGATCACCTCAACGATGCTTTAGGTTACCTTGTGTATAGAGAATTTAATATTATTCATGCAAGGGCAGGTCGTCGAACTGGTATTAGAATATATTAAAAGTAATGATATTATGAGGAAAAACCGTGTATAGCTCACTAAATATTTACAACCAGCCTGTAACTTTAGCTCCTACAACGGTTGCCTCACCAAATGCTGCTTATCAAAGGATGGCAAATTTCTGGGGATTGATTGAGGATTTGAAGGAAGGAACTTATAAAATACGCAGCGAACATAGAAAATATTTACAACAAGAACCAAGAGAGACTGATGATGCTTACGATACAAGGCTTGCAAGATCAACTGTTGTTCCTTATTTGCAACGGATAGAAAAAATGCTGTCAGGAATGTTGGTGCGAAAGCCTGTCCGACTTGATGATGTTTCTGATCTTGTTCGAGAGCAGCTTTTTGATGTTGACCTTGAGGGAAACGATTTAAACGTTTGGTTGTATCAAACTGCAAGAGTAGCTATTTCGTTTGGTCATGTTGGTGTTTTAGTTGATGCACCAAAGGAAGGAGAAAAGGCAAGACCTTATTGGGTATCATATACACCGAGAGATATTCTTGGTTGGCGAACAGAAATCGTTGAAGGAACAAGGCAACTGACTCAACTTAGATTGATGGAACAAGTTGTTGAAAATGATGGCAAATATGGTGAAAAGTTGGTGAAACAAATCCGAGTTCTTGAACTTGGTCGATATGAAATACATCGCAAGGATAAGAAAGGCGAATATAAATTAGTTGATGAAGGTGAGATGAGCATTAAAGACAAGATTCCGTTTGCAGTTGCATATTCAAACCGAGTTGGATATTACGAATCACGCAGCCCTTTATACGATATTGCAGAATTGAACCTCAAGCATTATCAAATACAAAGCGACCTTGATAATATTCTGCATATTAGTTCTGTTCCTTTGCTTGCGGTTTTTGGTTATCCAAACGCAGATGAGATAACAACAGGTCCGAATGAAGCATTATCGTTACCACCAGAATCAAGACTTGAATATGTATCTCCATCTGGGGACAGCTACGACAGCCAGTTCAAAAGGCTTGGAGATATTAAAGATCAAATTAATACTTTGTCTTTGGCAGCGGTGCTTGGTCAAAAATTAGTCGGAGAAACTGCCGAAGCAAAGCGAATCGACAGATCGCAGAACGACTCAACGATGATGGTTATCGCACAGCAAATGCAAGACTTAATTGATAACTGTCTCAAGTTTCACAGTGAATATTTAAACGAACCTAACGCTGGCAGTTCTTTTGTTAACAGAGACTTTGTTACAGCAAGGCTTGAGCCAGCAGAGATTGACAGCCTCCTCAAAATATATGCTGCAAATGGTATCAGCCAAGAGAAACTTCTTGAGCAACTTGCGAGCGGAGAAATACTCGGAGATGACTTTGATATTGAAGAAGAACTAGAAAAAACGCAGTCGGGTGGGTTGATCGAGATGAACCCAGAAAGTGAAGCAGCTTAATAAATGGCAGTTCCAGAGGCTTTTTACAGAGAAGCTATAGATCTCAACAGATATAGCAACAAGGTGCAATTTCAAGTTGCCACGCAATTTAACGAAGTTATACTTGATGTTCTTAGGCAGATAAGAGACCTCGAAGGAAACAGCCCAGCAACGACTGCAAGGCTCCGATCAATATTGGCTCAAATGGTTGATAGTCTGAAAGGCTGGGAGAATGAAAGTGCTGTTTATATGATTGATGAATTGCAAAACTTGGCAGAGTTTCAAGTTGGCTTTGTGCAAGATCAACTCCAACGAGTCCTCCCAAAAGGAGAGTTTCAAGTAAACACCGTTGCTGTTTCTCCTGACTTTGCAAAATCAGTTGTGACCAGAGATCCAACTGCTTTGACGATCCGTTTGCGTGATAAAGATGGAGTATTTAGAACTGCACAATTTGCTTTGACTGCCAAAAGAGGATCAGATATATCACTGCCAAATGGAAAAACTGTTAAAAAAGCATTCAGAGGTATTGCTGATGACTCTGCTTCGAGACTTTCCAAAGCAATCCGACTTGGTGTTTTGGAAGGAGAGTCTTTACCAAAAATTGTTAGAAGGCTCAAAGGTCCTAACTTAAGTTTTGTTAGTAAACCTCAAAATGCTATTGCTTTAAACTCTGCTTTAAAAGATTCAGAGGGAATGCTCTTATCAAATAAACAAATCCAAACCGTCGTCAGGACAACCGTCAATCAGGTGCAGAATGCTGCAAGTCAGGCAGTTTATGCAGCAAACAGCGATATCACAGGCAGATATCAGTATGTTGCAACTCTTGATGCAAGAACAAGCTCTATTTGTCAAAGGTTAGATGGGCAGTTGTTTAAATATGATCAAGGTCCTGTTCCTCCTCAACATTTCAATTGCAGATCCACAACTGTTCCAATTATTGATGACGACGATCTTGCTAGAGCCTTTCCAAATACAAGACCCTCTGCAACAGGTCGTGTTCCGCAAGATACAAATTATGCAAACTGGTTAAAAGATAATCCAGATATCCAAGACAAAGTGCTGGGAAAAAAGAAAAGATATTTTAATTTTTTGATGAATCCTAAAAGAGGAAAGAAACAACTAAATGCCACAAATGCCTTAAAAAAAATTATCCGAGAAGATGGAACGGAGTTAACATTAGATCAATTAGCCAAAAGATATCCAAATGCCAATTAAAAAAGGAAAGTCTCAAAAAACAATAACAGGGAATATCAGAATGCTTATGAAAGAAGGCAAATCAAGATCACAGGCTGTGGCGATTGCATTAAGTTCTGCTGGCAAATCTAAACCAGCCAAGAAACGCAAAAGGAGATAAGATATATTTAGTTGCATTTTAAATCATGCCTTCACACTACGGATCAATGAAACCAAAAGGTAAGAAGAAGAAAAAGAAAGGAGGCAAGAAGTAATGGGATATACTTTTAAGGTTCAAACTTATGACGAACCAAAGCCAAAGGCTGAAAACTCAGAAGTAAAGCCAAAAGCCAAAAAATCAAAAAAGAAAGGTGACTAGACGCTTTAGAAAAGTTCCAAAGGATAAAAAAACTGGTGTCGCTAAAAAATATCTTAGTGGGGCCAAAAATAAAGCTGCAAAGGCTGCTGAAATAAAAAGAACGGCAGCAGCTTACAAGCGAGGAGAGTATATTGATATAAAAGCTGTACAAAAATCAAGGGTTGCTCAAGATGGCTCCAAGAAAAAGAAAAAGCGTAAGAAAAAAGCCTGAGCCTAAACCACTCAGTGCAACTGTTATCAAAACGCTAGAAAGAAAAGCAAACAATTCAAAATTCACTCTTGGACAGCTGAAGGCTGTATATAGAAGAGGTCAAGGTGCTTATCTTGGTGGAGGATCAAGAAATGTGACGATGCAAGCGTGGGCGATGGGGAGAGTTAATAGTTTTATAACAGGAAAAGGCGGTGCAAGAAAGGCCGACGCTGATTTATTGAGATAAAAATGAAGAAAAAAGAACTCACAACTCGACAAAAAAATGCTTTAAAGCGTCATAAGTCAACTCATGGACACACAAAAGCACACATGGATGAGATGATAAAGGCGATGCTTGCTGGTAAAACATTTACAGAAGCTCACAGGCTTGCCATGAGGAAAAAAGGGAAATGACAATCAAAAGAGGTGGACATACTTTTGCTGGTGTTGATAAACCAATACGAACTCCAAACCATAAAAGTGGAAAGTCTCATGCAGTTGTTATAAAGCAAGGCGATGGCTTTAGATTAATTAGATTTGGGATGCAAGGTGCAAAAACAAAGCCTCCAAGAAAGGGTGAGTCAGAGGCAGATAAAGCTAAAAGACGGTCTTTCAAAGCTCGTCATGCTAAAAATATTGCAAAAGGTAAGACAAGTGCAGCTTATTGGGCTGACAAAGTAAAGTGGAGTTAGTATATTAATAATTATTAAGATTTTTTATGGCTGAAGAACCAATCAAACCAAATCCATCTCCTGAACAATTTGCTGCTCTTCAGGAAGAACTCCAAAAGTTAAAAGCTAATAATGCAAAATTACTTGATCAAAATATCAAGGCTAAAGAAGCAGGAAAAGCGGTTCCTCCTGACGTTGATGTAAATGAATTGATTGCTTTTAAGCAAAAGAAAGAACAAGAAGAGTTAGAAGCAAAAGGTAGATATGATGAGGCAATTGCAAAACAAGCTCAACAATTTAGAGATGCTGAGGCTGCATATAAAGAACAGATCAGTAAATTTGAGCAGAGACAAAGAGAACTTGAGATCGAAACTCCTGCAATAACTGCCCTCGCTGATGTTGTTCACGATCCTCAATATGCACTTTCTCAAATTAATAAAGAGCAACTAGCAAGAGAAACAGATGGCACGGTTGTAATTGTTGACGGATATAACAGGACACCTGTAAAAGAATGGGCGCAACAAAAAATGCCTCAGTGGGTACAAAAAAACCCAAGACCACAGGGCGGTGGTGCTACAACAACAAAAGTCACTGCTGATGTAATTACAGGAGAATCCAATCCATTTGCTAAAGAATCTTTCAATTTAACTGAACAGGCTAGACTATATCGTACAGACATTAATAAATATAATATGCTCAAAAACGCAGTTAGCGGTTAATATAAAAATAACTTGTTTGTATAAGTTAGGTGTTGTCACCGAACAGTAAAAATCATTAGTACATTTTTTAATGGCTACATTAAGAAGTGATTTAATAATCCCTGAGGTTTTTACACCCTATCTGATTGAAGAAACAACTCAAAGAGATGCTTTCTTGCAGAGTGGGGTCGTGACACCTTTGGCAGAATTAAATCTATCCGCAGAAAGAGGCGGTGACTTTGTAAAGATTCCATTCTACAAAGCTAACTTATCTGGAGACTTTGAAGTTCTTACAGATTCATTATCATTAACACCCGGAAAAATCACAGCTGATAACCAAATTGCTGCTGTTCTTCATAGAGGTCGTGCATTTAGTTCAAGAGACTTGGCTGCGCTGGCAGTTGGTGGTGGTCCTGATCCAATGGCTGCTATTGCTCAAAAGATGGCTGCTTATGTTAATAACCAAAAGCAGAAAGATTTATTCTCTTGTTTAACTGGTGCATTTGGTTCAATAAACGCAAACGACAGCAACTCTGCTTTATTTGCGTTAACAATTGACTCAGAATCAGGTGACTCTCCAACAACTCTAAGTCCAAGACACGTTGCAAAGGCACAGGCTTTACTTGGTGATCAGGGATCTAAACTTACAGCTGTGGCAATGCACTCTAAAGTGTATTACGACTTAGTTGAAAGAAATGCGATTGATCGTATTTATGACAACACTGGAGCTCCCGATACTGCAGCAACTTCTGGTACAACAGCAAACGCATTCCCCGGTACAACTTCAATCCCGACCTTCATGGGGCTCAGGGTAATTGTTTCGGATGATGTACCAACAACTGGATCTGGTTCTTCAACCGAATATTCAACTTTCTTCTTTACTCAAGGAGCAGTTGTAACAGGAGAGCAAGCACCAATCAGAACTCAAACAGATAGAGACATCCTTGCTTTGGAAGAAGCCATGGCTGTTGATCTTCATTACATCTACCATCCAGTTGGTTTGAAGTATGCAGTATCTACTGTTAACCCAACTCGTACCGTATTAGAGACAGTTGCCTCTTGGTCGAAAGTGTATGAGACAAAGAACATCGGAATAGTCCGTGCTACTAACGTAAGTAACCAAGATTAATTATGGCTTCTTTATTTGACGTAACTGCTGGTCTTTTAGTTGGACCAACAGGTGGTGGCACAGTAACTCAAGCCACAAACAAATCAACAGGTGTAACTCTTAATACAGAGAGTGGACAAATCACAATGAACAACGCTGCTTTAGCTGATGCTGCTGAGGTATCTTTTACAGTTACAAACAGCAAAATCGCTGCAACAGATGTTGTTGTTGCCTGTCATGGTTCTGCAGGAACTGCCGGTGCTTATATCGTAAGTGCTAATGCAATTGCGGCTGGTTCTTTTGCAATCACAGTTTCTAACGTATCGGGTGGAGCTTTAAGTGAAGCTATCGTTATTAACTTTGTTGCTCTAAAAGGAGCATCTAGCTAAATGGGAATGTACGCTTTTAGGCGTATGAGAGCGAGGAATGAGGCTGCTCAAAAGGCAGCTTCATTAACTCCAACTCTTGAAAAGCCAAAACCTAAACCCAAAACAAAAAAGGTAAAACTCGATGGCGATAACTCTTGATGCAACGGTTGGTGGTGCAAACGCAAACACCTATATAACACTTGCTGATGCAAATTCATTTATTGAAGGCTTAGTCTTGAGTGATGATGCTGCTGCTTGGGATGGGTCAAGCAACGATAACAAAAATCGTGCATTGTTCACAGCTGCACAAAGAATCGATAGAGAAAAGTTCCTCGGTGCAAGGGTTGACGACACTCAGGCTTTAGAGTGGCCAAGATCAGGAGTTCGCAAACCAGACACTTATACCAACCTTTATGGTTTATCTTTTCCAAATAGATTAGTTGCCGATTATTACACAGATACTGAAATTCCAGATCGTGTAAAAAACGCACAAGTCATTTTGGCTGTATATTTAAACAACAACAGGAACGGGCTAGAACTAAGTGGTTTGGAGGATTTTCAAACTGTTAGTATAGGAAATATCAACGTCACCCCCAGATTTTTTGGTGCTGTTGGTGTTGATCGAATACCTCCAATCGTTGATCATTATTTGATGGGCATTAGAATAGGAGGAAGAGCAAACTTACAAATCAAGAGGTCATGAAAATGGGTTACGGATACGAATATCCAGCAGCAAAAATTATTAATGATACAGCAGCCCATACTGGAAGGTTTGGTAAAGTTGTTGCATTACAAGATTCTGTTATTAACACCTTAGCTGCTGAGAATATCACAGGAGATCTTACTTCCTTACAATTTAAATCAACTGCTGAAATTTGCGGTGTAATAACCAGCGTCAAACTCGACAGTGGAACTGTTATTGCTTATTCACTATGAGTCTTGCAAACGCTCTTAAAAAAGCTGCATCAAAGACTCTGAGCAAACTTGGAGGAGATGTGACGATACGACAGGTTACCGCTGGCACTTATAACACCACAACTGGTGCAATAACCGAGTCGACTTCAGATACAACTATTAAGGGCGTTTTAAGTAATGTTTCAAGATCAGAAGTTAACGATCTCATCGAGTCTCAAGATAAGATTCTAACAATATCGGCTGGCGACCTTAACTTTGTGCCAACAACCAAAGACCGAGTTGTTATAAGCAGCGTTGAGTTTAAAATTATTCAAGTGACAATAAATGAGCAAAATAACACTCCTGTAAGTTTTGATCTTGTATTGAGGTAATTATGGCAAGAGAAATTAGGCTGTCAGGAATCGGTGATCATTTTGAGCAAAAAGTAATTAACACCGTAAGGAAAGCAACTCTTAAAGGAGAAAAAGATATAAAGGAGTTTACTCCTGTTGACACTGGAAACTTAAGAAACTCTTTTAAAAACAAAGTTGAACCTTTTGTGGGAGAGGTTTTTACAAATGTTGAATATGCAGAACCTGTTGCTTATGGAACAAACTTACCTCCAAGTTGGGGTGGTCAATTCAGAACAAGGCAACAAACAATCAAAGGTTATCCAGAGCTTATTGCAAAACAACTGGAACAATATATTTCAGATCAATTCAGGAGTGCATAATGGCTGCAATTGATTTAAACACAGTCAGATCAACCATTGAAAGCAGACTCGCAACAGAACTTGAATCAAGTCCAGCTATACCAGTTGTATTTAATAACATGGCTTTTGATTCAACAACTGAGGACACTTTTGTTCAGTGTTTAACAAGTTTTGGAACTGGAAATTATTTAACGATGGGCGGCTCAGCCAATTCAACGAATAGAGTCGTTGGTTTAATGTTATTAAATATTTTTACTGAAGAAGGTATCGGGGCAGGGTCTAATTACACGATTGGCAAACGGCTGCGTGACCTTTACAATAATATTACGGTTTCAAATGTTATTTTTGATTCTCCTATAGGACCAGAAGTTTTATCTTCAAGTCCAGAAGGAAAGTTTCAAACTCAAATAAGAGTAACTTTTGAAATATATGAGGATCTTTAATCATGCCAAAACTTGTAATCACAGAGGAAATGCTAGATGCGATTGAAGCTGTGAAAGGAAGAAGAGAAGCAAATTATTGGGACAATAGATGTAAAAGATATATGGAGCAACAACAAAATACAAAAAAAGATGTGAAAAAGTCCAAAAAAGGTTAATATAAAATAAATACTTTTTTTTGTTATGGCTGTAAAAGGTGATGTAGGAAAAATCATGTTTGAAAATGCTGGCGGAACTGAAGCCGACATTTCAGATTTAAGAGCATGGTCATTGTCTGTCACTAAAGACACACAAGAAACTACAAAAATGGGCGATACCTCAAAATCATTTGTTGGTGGTCTTATTTCAGGAGAAGGCTCTGCAACCTTACTTTACAATCCATCTGGTAATTCAGATTATCAAGCATTTATTGATGATGTCCTTGTGACTGGAGATGCTGGAGATGCATTATTTGAGTTGTTTCCTGACTCTGCACAATCAGCTAAAAAGATTGGTTTTGCTGGCATAATTACTAATGCAGAATATGGTGCGACTCTTGGAGAGATTCAAGAGGTAAACATTACGTTTATCACTAATGGTGCCATCACATCAGCTATATAGTATATTAGGGTAATCTAAAAAACCCTTATGCCAACAAAAAGAACCGTTGATTTAATCACTGAGGCTTTCAGTGATGTCATGACCTCAAGAAGAAAATATGAATTAAAAAAGCCAAATGGAGAACTTTTAAAAGAATTATACTTTCCACCACTTACTAGATTCGACAGAATACAAGCACAAGCTGCAACTGGAACTGATGAGGCTTTGGCAATATCAACCAGATTACTTTGTCAAATTGCACAGAATGAAGATGGCACAAAAGCATTTGCATCTGCTGATGCTGAGAATCTTAAGAGATTTTTACCTGAGACAGTTTTAAATGAACTGGAATTATTTATGATGGATATACAAGTTGATTTAGATACAGCAAAAAACGAATCAGGCGAGATAACTGGTTAAATTTTGAGTTTTTTCTCGCAACAGAACTAGGTAAAACATTAATTGAGTTAAGAAAAAGCATCACAGAAGAAGAGCTTGTACATTGGGCTGCTTATTATGAAGTTAAAAATGACAGGGAAAAACAAGAAATCAATCGTCAAAAGAATAAAACAAGGTAATATATAATAAAGGTTATTTGTATTTGTGGCACAATCAACAGTAAAACTTATAGTTGATGCACAAAATGCTATCTCTCCACTTAAAAGAGTAAATGATGCTACAAAAAATTTAAATAAAAATACAGATAAATTAAAAAATAAATTAAATGAGGGAAAAAAATCTTTTGATAAATTTGGTAATGCTGGAAAAGGAGCCTCTTCAAAAGTAAATACTTTAACTGGAACTATAAAAAAATTAGCGGCTGCATTTGCACTAATTAAAACTGCACAATTTATTTTTGTTAATGCTGCAGACATTGAGACTCAAAGAAAAAGCTTAGAGGTTCTTACTGGTTCTCTTTCTAAGACAAATGAAATAATAAAAGAATTACAGGATTTTGGTGCTGTTACACCATTTAAAAGTAGTGAATTAATAGAGCAAACAAAAAGATTAAAGGCTTTCGGATTTGAGACTAATGAATTAGTTGATACCACAAAAAGGCTGGCTGATGTTGCTGGTGCTACTGGAGCAGATTTACAAGGTATTGCAACAGCCTTTGGACAGATAAGAGCAAAAGGAAAATTACAACAGGAAGAAAATTTACAGTTATTAGAAAGAGGAGTTGATATAACAACTGAACTTAAAAATATTACAGGATTACAAGGCGAGGCTTTTGAAAAAGCACAAAGACAAGGAAAGATTGGAGCTGATCTTGTAAATCAAGCACTTATAAATTTAACAAATGAAGGTGGAGCTTTCTTTAAAGGTGCTTCTTCACAAGCAACAACCTTAAATGGAAAATTATCAACTTTAATAGATTCAACTGAAAGTTTAGCAAGAACTATTGGCTCTCAACTTTCACCAGCAATAAAAGGTGCTTTAGATTTAGCAACTAAAGGTGTGGTGGCGATTGAAAAAATTTTCAGTAGATTTGGAGATATTGGTGATGTTGGTTTAGGTAATGTTGCAAAGGCAGAGCAAAAAGCACAAAGAGATGCAGCAAGACTAACAGCAACAAGATTTGGCACTAGATTTAAAGGCCAAAGTGTTTTTGCAAGTAAAGAAGAAAATAAGTTTTTTAAGGAACAATTTGAAATTTTAAAAAAACAAAATATTGAAAGAGAAAAATTAAGAAAAAAATCCTTTGAAGAAATAACAATCATTGAACAAGTAAATAAAAAACATAATGAGGGAACAAAAGAAATAACAAAGAAAAATGATGAGATAAAGAAAGTTAATGATGATTTAGATAAGACAAAAACCGCAGCAGATCAATTGAAAGATAAATTTATGGAGATAGGAGAGAGTGTTGAACAAGGTATCGTTTCTAACCTTACCGATGCTGTGATGGGAACAAAAACACTTGCTCAAGCTGCAATCGGTGTTTTGAATGATTTAAAGAGAAAACTTGTTGAGGTTGCCATACAAAGGGCTGTTTCTGGTATAGGTGGAAGAATAGGAGGATTTTTAGGCGGTTTATTTGGCAAGAGAGCAAATGGTGGACCTGTAGCTGCTGGTGGTGCTTTCCTCGTAGGTGAGCGAGGTCCTGAAATTTTGCAAATGGGGTCACGAAGTGGCAATATTATCCCAAATAATGAAATCGGCGGTGGTACAACAAACATGGTTACAGTAAATGTAGATGCTTCGGGTTCTTCTGTGGCTGGCAACAGTACAGATGCACAGGCTTTAGGGGCAGCAATAGGGGCTGCTGTACAGGCTCAACTTATAAAAGAAAAAAGACCCGGAGGACTTTTGACGAGGTAACATGGCAACTTTTCCTTCTATTCAGCCTACTTATGGCATGAGAAAAACAAGCGCACCGAGAATCAGATCGACAAGACTTGGTGATGGTTATGAATTTAGAGCATTGTTTGGCCTTCCACTTACACAAGACCCAAAAATATATGATTTAACTTTTAACGTTTCAGAAGAAGAATCTGACATCATAGAGGCTTTTTTAAGAAGTCGTGTAAATGATCAGGCAAGTTTTACATTTACCCCACCAGCCGAAGGCGGTACAAAAACAGGTACTTATTCCCAGAGCGGAACAACTGTCACAATTACAATAACGAATCATGGTCTTGCTATTGGTGATGTTATAACAATTGACTATACTTCAACCGCAAGTGGTTCTCCTACAGATGGCGACTTTGCAATAGCTACGGCTGTTGATCAAAATACATTAACTGTAACAGCGGCTTCTTCCGCAACTGATAGTGGTACTGTTTCTGTAACTTTATCAGGGGCTGGTAAATATGTTTGTCAATCATGGACTAAAACAATTCCATATAACAACAGAGCAATATTAAACTGCACTTTCAGGGAGGTATTTGAACCGTAATGGGATTACCTACAGCAGAATTACAGGCACTAACAAACAAATCTGTTATTGAACTTTATACTTTGACTTTAGTATCTGCATTACATGGCTCCACAGATGTTTCAAGGTTTCATTCGGGAGTTGGAATGAACAGTAATGCTTCAATAATATGGCAAGGTAATACTTATGATAAATTCCCAATACAAGCTGAAGGTTTTGAATATTCTGGCCGTGGGACGTTACCAAGACCGATAATAACAGTTTCTAATATATTGGGAACAATTACAGCATTAATGGCAACAGTTAATGCCACAACACCATTTAATGATCTACAAGGTGCAAAATTTGTTCGCATACGCACTCTCAGCCAGTTTTTAGATGCTGCAAACTTTCCTTCAAATCAAAATCCTTTCGGCACACCAGACAGCACGGCAGAACTACCACAGGAAATTTATTTTATAAATAGAAAAATTATAGAAAATAGAGATATTGTACAGTTTGAACTTGTTTCAGCCCTTGATTTACAGGGAGTTCGTGCGCCAAAAAGACAGGTTACAAGAAAAGATTTCCCCGGGGTAGGTACTTTTGTAAACGCATGACTTGGAAAATTGATGCTACAAAACACGCTGAAGAATCTATGCCAAAAGAGTCCTGTGGATTGCTTGCAGTTATAAAGGGAAAAGAAACCTACTGGCCTTGTAAAAATATTGCAGAATCTGGCTTTGAATATTTTGTAATTGATCCTGACGATTGGGCAGAATGTGAAGATACAGGAGAGATAATCGGGATTGTTCATTCACATCCTTATGATCCACCGCAACCATCTGATAATGATAAAGCAAGTTGCGAACATTTAGATTTACCTTCACATATTTACAGCGTAAGGATGAAGGAGTGGTTTTCTTTTAAGCCTAGTGGATGGAAAACACCAAACCTAATTGGTAGAACTTGGATTTGGGGAAAACATGATTGTTGGAGTTTGATCACAGACTATTTCAAAGAAAATTTAAATATAATTTTAAGAGGATGTTATAGACCAAAAGATTTGCGAACTTTTGCAAATAATCCATATTTTGAAAAAATTTTAACAGAATCAGGTTTTAAAAAAGTGCATGATGATATTCAAGTAAATGATGTTTTATTAATGCAGGGAATCTATGACAAACTTAACCATGTAGCTTTATATATTGGAGATCAAACAATATTACACCATAATATAAAACAATTAAGTTGTAGAGAAATATATGATTTAAAATATATACAAGCCACAAAAAAGGTATATAGATATGAAACTTAAAAGAATAAAAGTATATGGAAGATTAAGAAAATTCCTCGGTTCATCGTATTTTGAGGCAGCCGTTTCAAGTCCGGCAGAGGCGATTCGTTTTTTGTTGTGTAATTTTCCAGAGGTTGAAACTCATATGAGTGAACAATATTACAAGATAAAAATGAATAATATGGATGTTTCTTTGGATTTTTTATCAATGAAAGGCCGAGGTGATATTCAGATAATACCTATTGCAACAGGATCATTTGGTGCTATCGGAGCTATTTTTGGTGCTTTCTCATCTGGTGCTGCGGCTGTAGCTACTGCTGCTTCAGCTATTCCTGTTGTAGGAGGTATAACATCAGCAGCTATAGGTGCTGTAGGAACTGTTGCTGGGGCAGTAAGTACTGTTGCTAATTTTATTCCTACAATTCCTGTTGTCGGAGCTGTTGCCAGTGCTGTTTCTACTGATTTAGCAATAAGTGGTGTCACTTCATTATTAGCTCCAACCCCTGCCCCTTTTGAATCTTCCAGTGCTGCTGCTAGTGGCTTTGGAGCTTCCGAACCTGATGGCGCATTAGATCCACAAATGGCAAACTCTTATTCGTTTTCAGGCATCCAGAACGTCAGTGTGTCTGGGGTAAGTGTCCCGATAATTTATGGTGAGGTTTTCACTGGTTCAGTAGTCATCAGTTCTGGGGTTGATACAGTACAGCTAGAGGGAACTACATAATGACAATTCCAGCTTTTGATGAAAATACAAGGCTCACTGATCCAGCAGTTACAGGTGATGTTCTTGCGTCAAAACAATTTCAGACATTAGTTGAACTTCTTGGATCTGGTGTTATCGAAGGTTTCCCAAGTGCTGCTGGCCTTACTCAGGGAACAACTGCTTACAACAATGCAGCTTTGAAAGATGTATTTTTAAATGGCACTCAAGTTTTACAATCAACGGCAAGCAATACAAGTCCAGCAGATACTGATTTTAATTTTCCTAATATTTCTTTTGAACCTAGATTTGGCACTCCTAGTCAAACTGCAATACAGGGTATTTCTGAAATAGAAACTGAAACGAGTGTCAGTGTTGCTGTAACAAAAGCAAGTCCTGTATCAAGATCAATTACAAATACTTCTGTTAATGCCGTTAGGGTCACTCTTGGTTTTCCATCTCTGCAAAAATTTGAAGATGATGGTGATATAAATGGTGCGGAAGTTGCAATAAATATTCAAACTATTGAAAATGATGGAACAACAACAACTGTTATAACTGATACTGTAAAAGGAAGAACTGCCAGCACATATTTTAGAGACTATAAAATTAATTTTGCATCTGGCACTTCTTTTCCTGTAACGATCAGAGTGAACAGAACAACGGATGACAGTACAGAAACAACTTTGCAAAATAGTTCATTTTGGTCATCGTTTACAGAAATAATAAATGAACAAAGAGCATATGCAAACTCGGCTCATGTTGCAATTAGATTTGATGCACAGACCTTTCCCACTATTCCAAAACGGATGTATAAAGTCCGTGGAACAAAAATAAAAATCCCACATAATGGAACGGTTCAATCTGATGGCTCTATTTCTTACTCAGGTACTTTCAACGGCAGTTTTAAAACTGACACAGGTACTTACTCACAATCAGACACTACTGTCACAATAACTATTTCGAATCATGGCCTTGCGATTGGTGATATTGTAAGTATTGACTATACATCTGGCTCTGCTATTAATGGAGATTTTGCGATAGCAACTAGTGCAGATGTAAACACGTTTACAGTTACAGCCGCCGAAAGTGCAACAAATAGCGGAGATGTTTCAGTTACTTTAAAAGAATTTACAAACGATCCAGCATGGATTTTATATGATTTATTAACAACATCCAAAGGATTTGGTGATCAGATAGATACAACACAGTTAGATGTTTTTAGTTTTTATTCAGCTTCTGTTTATTGTGCAGAACAGGTAGATGATGGATTTGGAGGAACAGAACCAAGATTTAGCTGTAACGTAGTGATACAAAATCAGAAACAAGCATATAACCTTATCAATGATTTATGTTCTGTGATGCGTGTTATGCCTTTCTATTCGGCTGGCACAATATTAATTACACAGGACAGACCAACTGATCCAAGTTATTTATTTAACCTTTCAAATGTTACAGAACAGGGGTTTTCATATACTAATTCAGCAAGAAATTCAAAAGTGACAGTTGTTAATGTTGCATATTTTAATAATGAAACTCAAGAAATAGATTATGAAACCGTTGAAGATACTGCATTACAGGCAAAGTATGGGGTCGTTACAAAAAATTTAAGAGGTTTTGCCACAACATCAAGAGGTCAGGCTTCACGACTTGGTAAATGGTTTCTATACACACAATCAAATGAAGCTGAAGTTGTTTCCTTTACGACTTCCCTTGAATCTGGAACTATTGTCAGACCGGGTGCTGTTATAAATATTGCTGATCCTTTAAGGGCAGGGGTGCGAAGAGGTGGTCGTATAAAAACAGGAGTATCTACAACACAGATAATTGTTGATGATGAAAATAATACAGATTTGGCAACAACAGGTTCTGCGACATTATCAGTAATACTTGCAGATGGCACACTTGAAACAAAAACAATAGACACAATATCAGGAACAACAATAACAGTATCTTCTGCATTTTCATCAACTCCACCATCAAACAGTGTTTGGGTAATAGAAAATACAACAGTTCAACTTCAGACTTTTAGGGTGATTGGTGTAACAGAAGTAGGTCAACTTGCCTATCAAATCACAGCCGTTGCTCATAATTCATCTAAATATTCAAATGTTGAAGATGGTACGGCATTAGCAGCAAGAACAATAACAACACTCACAGAACTAAAACCTTCCCCAAGTAACTTGTCGAGTTCAGAGCAGATTGTCGTACTCAACAACCGTGCCGTATCAAAACTGTTTATTCAATGGCAGCCTGTGCTCGGTGTTACTGAATACATGGTGCAATATAGATTTGAGAATGAAAACTTTATATCAGAAAGAATTACAAGGCCAGACTTCACTATTTTTGAAACAAAAAATGGAACTTATGAAATCAGAGTGTTCAGTTATAACGCATTAGGAAAACCAAGCACAAATCCAGCAACAACATCGATCACAACAATTGGTAAAACAGCCCTGCCAGCAGATGTGCAGAATTTACGCATCGAACCAATATCAGATCAGTTTGTGAGATTACGTTTTGATAAATCCACAGATGTTGATGTAATTCATGGTGGAAACGTGGTAGTCAGATCATCAAACCTGACAGATGGTACTGGTACTTTTACAAACAGCGTTGATGTAGTTCCTGCTCTTCCGGGTAGCATCAGTGAAACTATTGTTCCAAATATTGTTTCAGGTGAATATATTTTAAAATTTAGAGATGATGGTGGCAGGCTAAGTTCTGGGGAAGCTTCTGTAATAGTTAACAGCCCTGACCCTTTTCCAAAACTTTCTGTTCTTGTTGATAGAGAAGATTTAGATGCAACACCCTTTGCTGGTGCAAAAGTAGATTGTTTTTTCAGTGATGAAGTAAATGGCCTTGTTCTTGGTTCTCTTGAATTATTAGATGATGTGACAGATTTTGATGATATTAATGATTTTGACTTTTTAGGTGCTGTTGATATTACAGGTGGCTCATATGAATTTGCTAATACTTTGGATTTAGGTGGAAAACAACCTTTAAGACTACTCAGGCATTTTGTTACGCAAGGTTTTTATCCAAATGATCTAATTGATAAAAGATCAGGAAATATTGATACATGGACAGACTTTGACGGTGCTACTGCGGTTGATGTTGGTGCATTATTGTTAGTTGCTACAACTGACCTTGATCCTGATTTGTCAGTTTCAGCCACCTATGAGCAAAGTGGTACAACCATAACAATCACAAAGAGTTCCCATGGATATTCTGTCGGTGATTTTGTTGTGATAGATTTCACTGCTGGTTCTGCCACAGATGGTAACTATGAAATAGCATCAAAAACAGATAACACATTTACTGTTACTTCAGCTACAAGTGCAACAATATCAAGTGGAACTTCATGTACTTATGGAGCAAACTTTACAAGATTTAACCCATTTGTAAACGGTACTTATGTAGGCCGTGGTTTTAAATTCAGATGTGAAATGGATTCTGATGACCCCGCACAAAGTATTGAAATTGACCAACTAGGCTATACAGCCGAATTAGAAAGCAGAACAGAAACAAGTCTTGGTAATGCAGGGGCATCTACTGGTGGTTTTATTGCTTCTGGAACTTCGCAAAAGTCAGTAACATTTACAAATACATTTTTTACAGGTCAATCTGGTACTAGCGTTGCAGCAGATTCAGTTTTACCTTCAATAGGAATAACAATTGAAAATGCAGAATCAGGAGATTTTTTTGCTTTATCTTCTATCACTGGTAGTGGCTTCAATATAGATATTAAAAATGGCTCAAGTCATGTAAATAGAAATTTCAAATATGCTGCTACTGGATTTGGGCGTGGTAGTTAATTTTAAAGTAGGATATACTTAGATAAAAAATTAGGTTAGACAATGGCTCAACATGATTATGTTATAGATAACTCCACAGGAGCCAACGTCAGAACTGATATAAATAATGCATTATTAGCAATTTCAAGTAATAATTCTGGATCATCAGCACCTTCTACAAACTACGCAAGTCAATTTTTTGCAAATACTTCTACAAGTATCATGCAGCTTAGAAATACATCAAATAATGCTCATGTAAATGTTTTTACTTTGGCTGGTGGGCCGGCATTTGCTGTTGATGGAACAATAAATTCTGTAAATATTGGTAAAGGTGCAAATTCTGTTGCTGGTAACACTGTTCTTGGGGAAAGTGCTTTAGATGCTTCTGTTTCTGGTGGAAATAATACTGCTATTGGCAATTCAGCACTAACAACAAACACAAGTGGAGCATCAAATACTGCTGTAGGTAATGGTTCTTTATCAGCAAATACAACTGGAATTGATAATACCGCTGTTGGTAAGGATGCTTTATCAAGTAACACAACTGCAAACTATAATGATGCTTTTGGTAAAAATGCCTTACTATCTAATACAACTGGTACGCAGAATGTAGCCGTAGGTGCATTTTCTCTTGATGCAAATACAACTGCTGATGATAATACTGCTGTGGGTCATGTTGCATTATCAGAAAACACAACTGGAGCACAAAACTCGGCTGTTGGTAAGGGAGCTTTATCTGCAAACACTACTGGCAGTAATAACACTGCAGTTGGTTATCATGCGTTAGATTTAAACACAACTGGAACTAACAACACAGCCGTAGGTTCTAGAGCCTTAGATGCTAACACAACTGGAGGCCCAAACGTAGCTGTCGGAGATCAAGCTTTAAGTGAAAATACAACAGGAGGATCTAATACAGCAGTAGGACAAGGTGCTTTATTTGCAAATACTACAGCTTCCAATAACACAGGAATAGGTAAAGACGCATTGGTGGCAAACACAACTGGGGAAAGAAACGTAGCAGTTGGAGCCTTAAGTTTAGATGCTAATACAACAGGAGATTACAATACTTCGCTTGGATTTAATTCATTAACTAATAACACTACTGCTGGTGATAATACTGCTCTAGGTTATAAAACTTTAGAAAATAACACAACTGGAGCACAAAACGTAGCAGTGGGTGCAAATTCATTAGATGCAAATACAACTGGAGGTCTTAATACTGCTGTTGGTTCAGATGCTTTAGGAGCAAACACAACAGGAGAAAATAATGTAGCTGTAGGTGGAAGAGCTTTAGATGCAAACACCACAGCATCATTTAATACTGCTGTTGGTTATAACTCTTTAGGGGCAAACACAACAGGAGAAGAAAATGTAGGGGTTGGACTAAGTTCGTTACTTTTAAACACAACAGGAGGAGCAAATACGGCTTTAGGCAGAAGTGCATTACAAAACAACACTACAGCCGATAACAACACAGCTGTTGGACATGATGCTTTACTATCAAACACAACTGGAACATTTAACGTAGCCGTAGGTGCTAATGCTTTAGATGCTAATACCACAGCTAATGAAAATACAGCTGTTGGTTATGGAGCATTAACAACAAATACAACAGGTGCTAGTAATGTTGGTATGGGTTCTCTTGCTTTAGAAGCAAATACTACAGGGGCAAGCAATACGGCAATCGGAACAGCAGCACTCAAAGCAAACACAACTGGAGGAGATAACACTGCTGTTGGTAAAAATGCTTTACTTGTTAACACGACTGGTACTGCTCTAAATGCACTGGGTGTAAATGCACTTGATGCTAATACTACTGGAAGTAATAACGTTGCAATCGGTAATAGTGCCTTAACTGCAAACACAACGGCAAGTAATAATACAGCCGTTGGAAGGAGTGCATTAGCAGCAAACACAACTGGTTCACAGAATACAGCCCTAGGTTCTCAAGCCTTAGATGCCAATACTACAGCAGATTATAATGTTGCAGTTGGAAGC